AAAAAATATTTGATTCAAATGCTAAACAATTTGCATTTGATAATCGTAACTGCATATAATTTGATGAGTCTGTATTAATTGAAAATATCACATTATCTTGTATAGTCTCTTCATCAACTCTGATAAACATCTCAATGGTAAAATCACCCTCTTCAAATTTTAATTGTTCAGGCACAGTCGCAGAAGAGACAAAGTCATCAATGTTAAGCTCTAATGAGGATTTACCGAATTTTTTAATTCTAGAATTAATATGAGCGTCATTTTTAAATGAAAGGGGTAGATCGTTTGTGCTAGTAGTAACAGGTGTGCCGATAGTAGTTGGATCTGCTAATACTACATGATCAACTCCATTAAACTCGGTAACTTGATAAACATTATTGAGAGGTATGCGTGATAACATAACAGAAGTCTTGCCCCCATCAAAAACCTCTACATAATCGTTAGCTAAGATGGCATGCCCAATATAATGTTCAACAACTCCTGTTGCATAGCTTATAATATTTGATAATCTAGCATCTTGAGTACTAGATGAGATACTAAGATAATCTTTAACCTGCGCTAAAGTAACATAGGGATATTTTCCTAGTCCTTCTTCAAAACGATCTACCATTTTTTTATTTCCTTACATGCCTGTTTTAGGTGCTACTTTAACAGCGACTTTAACAGGTTTTGCTTCAACTTTTTTTACAGACTTTGGTGCCGGTGCTGCAACGACTGGTGCAGGTGGTGGTACATCATCTGCTGTAGGGTCTTCACCTGCAACGATCATTTCAATATCTCCAACACCATAACCATGTTTCTGTAACCACCGACGCGCTTCTGCGTCTGACATTCCTTTAATTTCTTCCATTTCTTTCTCCTTAAAGACTTAAGGGAGGCGTTGACCGCCTCCCCCAGTGTAGTTCAGTGATTTATAACTAATTAGTTATTAACCAGCGTCAATTACGACTGCGTAGCTGTACTTGGTTGCGTCAAGTGCTGCAGAGCTATTAGTTGTGAGGGCTTTAAAGTCAAAACGTGTACTCATGTACATTGCTGTGACCTGCTGGCGTGGCTCATACTCGCTCTCAATCTCAATACCACGACGCTCGGCAATCATGAAGCCTGGCTTGTAGACAAGTGCGCCAAGATGACGACCTGTTCCACCAACGTTGTCCATGAACTCAGAGATAGCAATTGGAATACCGTAAACGGCGCCAACTGAACCTGTGAGGTAGGTTGCGTTAGGACCAAACTTGTCAACTGTCTGGAAGTCAGAAGTTGTTACAAGGTTGTTGTAACCTTCGATTGAGGTAATAAATACAAGGTCGTTACCAAGCTGCAAACCATACTTACCAAGTGAAGTACGAGCTGCTGCGATATCAGATGGATCAGCCTTATCGTTTGCTCCACCTGTTGCAACAGAAAGTGATGCGTCAGATGCGAGGTTTGTGATACCTTCGATAACAGATGCGTAACCTGTGCCTGGAGTAATAGCGTTAGTTGGAGAAGCTGTAAAGCCTGTCAACGCGCCTGTACCACGTAGGATTGACTTATCGATGGCACGTGCCAAACGACGAGTTGCTGCAGCACGCAAGAAGTCGAGAAGTGGAAGAACTGTATCTTCTTCTTCGTCTTTTGCGAGGTGAGTTGAAGCCATAAATTTATGTGGTGTAAACTCAACTGCGCTGATGGTGTTTTGGTTTGATGCAGGAACACGAGTTGCCTCTGCAATACCAGTTGCGAATGTGCCAGAAGCAAACATTGCAACATCACCGTCAGTATCTTCGTCAGCTACTGGTACACGGAAAGTCTTAGCATCCACTGCCATACGCTGGAACATAGGTGCGACTACAAGCTGCTGCTCCATCTCGGTGTAGATGTTCTGTGAGAAGTTGCTCAAGAACTGGTCTACTGTGGTAACTGCTTTAACTTTTTGACCTAGTTTTGTGTCAAATGGGTCACGACGATTCAGCAACTTTGAAAGAATAACAGCGTTAGCCATTTCTTTTTCAGAGAACTGAGCTGCATTGCGTGACTGCTCTTGGAATTGCATCTTTGAGCGCTGAAGAGATGCGACCTCTTCCTTATATTTTTCCATCTGAGCTTTTAGTTCTGCGACTTGCTCAGATTCGCGAGGTGTGTAAGCAATTTCTGCTTCGCCCTTCACGAGAGTTTGTTGGTCTTGTGCGTCTGACTCTTTTACGATAGCTTCACCGGTAGCTTTAACCAGTTCTGCAACTTGAGGCTCAGACACTCGAGCACGAGGTGCTTCTTTTTGTGTCTCGATTGCTACTTCTTTTTTAGCAGCTTCGAGATCAATTGTATCTACGACTTGATCAGCCATGTTGTCTTTCTCCTTTGTAGAAATGTTGTGAAGCTCTTCAGTCAGACTTTCGTTAGAATCTTCTTCTTCACTTGTTTGAGTTTTCTCGACTTGTGAAAGTTCATCTGCGTTCACATTAAGAACATTATCACAGTCATTTCCGTCAGCGTCAATCTCTAAAAACTTAAAGATTGGGCTTTGCTCTGTTGCGATATTTGCAACTTTATACATTTTTTGTTGGTAATTAACTAGATCACCATTTTGAAGTTCGCTTGCGTCTGTAGAAAGCAAGTTAACAAACGGGATAGATTCATTAGGGTCACGTGCTACAAACACTTCCTCTTCATCATCCTTTTCCATTTCGTCTTCAATAGCTTCCTCGGCTTCAGCTTTGACTTCAACATCATCAGTTTCAGTTTTTTCTTCAACTGCTTCGTCATCGTCTTTTGTTTCAATGACTTCTTCAGTCTCTGTTTTCACTTCAACCTCCATTTCAGCTGTTTCTTCGATGACTTCTTCAGTCTTCTCCTCAACAGCTTCCTCAGATTTTGAGTTACTCATTGCTTCCTCCTCGGTTGGAGACATTGGACGCTCGTTTACAACCTCGCCCTCCTCCATATTATGAATTGGAACACCCAACATTGTAATATCATGTGTGTGGCCTTCGGCCTCAAGCATAACACCTCCAATGATTTTGTGAGCATGGTTAGCCATATGCGATGCGTATGTGGTTACACCATTGCCAGCATCATCCATTTCTACGGTATGATAATGACCTTCGCTCACGTCAGTAATTCCAGCTTTAATTTTACGCATCATCTTGATTTCATTTTCGTCAGCCTCTTTAAAAGACTTTTTAAACTCATTAAATTCATCATCTGAATCGAATGATTTACGAATTGAAAATAGTGAATCTTGGTTACAAGGGACAGAAACAACAGAAATTTCTAGAAGTTCAACATCAGTAATGATCATTGAGTCATCTTCTCTGTTATATTTGCCATCCTTGACACGAAAACCTACACTAAAACTTTTTAAAGCACCATCACGAATCAGGGTTTGTACACCATGAGTCTTTTCTGCTGCTTCGCTAACTGCGCCTTCAACAAAGATACCTTTTTTATCGACTGTAATTTTATCAATACGACCGATAGGACAATCATGTTTATGTTGGAATAACATAACAGGATTTTTTCTAAAGTTCTCAACGCCTTTTGCCCAGGCCTCAGCAGTAACAATATCTCCAGCACGATCTTTTGCTGTTGTATTTGCATAACCTGCAATCTTGAGAGCTTTAGTTCCTTTTTTAACGCTCTTTGTTTCGAAAGCACTATTTAGATAAATTGTCTTATTCATCAGTTACTTCCTCGTTTTCTGATTCCCCTTCTAGGGGTCTTCCACCTTGAGTAGCATCAGTTGCACTACCTGTGATGTTTTGTGGTACTCTTATACTATCATTTCCTTCCAATTTTGGAAATCTTAATCCTTCACGAGCTTCATTTGGGGTTATAATTCCAGTGTTTACCAGAGTAGAGTAATAAACTGCCTGCGTTCTGTTATCTGGTTGCAATGCTGGAACGGATAATCTATCAGGTCGTATAGTGACACCGCCGTTAAAGAAGTGTTCAAATGCTGAACAGAATTGATTTAAAATAGGTAAGATAGTATGTAAGTAAAATAATTTTTGATTGGCATCGATATTAGCATTGTTACCTGATTTTAGGAGAACATAGGGAACTCCTATAGCTTTTGCCATATCTTGCTGAATACGTTCGATAGAGTTTTCAAAATCTAATTGGTCAAAGTTAACTGTTGAGAATTTATCAATTTTTAGTCCTCCGTCTAGAATAGCTGGATTCCTAGCTCCGTCAAAAATGGTAGTATATGTAGAACGCCACGCTTCTAAAAGTCTTTGTTTAACTCTTTGAGATAAAATATTATCAGTAGTTAGTACAAAACCAGGAAGAGCATTGTTTTTAAAGAACTGGCGTTGAAATTTAATCATATAGTAGTATACTTCCATTAAGCCTAGAATAGATTTTAACTTTGATACTCCTCTAAAGATAGAGTTTTCGTTTTCAGAATATATGTGAATAATTTCATGTGGTTCAAAACGAATAGCTTCTGCTTTACGGGTTTGTTTTCCTGCCCCAAATCCATAAAAATCATTAGACTGCTGATTATGAACTAGATAATTATAATGAGAAACAAATGTTTGAGCGTCAGGAACTACTTCGACATCATTAGCGGGCAGTAAAAATAAATCTTGTCCATCGTAATAAAAGAATGCGTTTCCGTCAAGCATATAATCTAGTAAAGCGCGCCTAAACATACGAACCCTATCCTCAAAAGGATTTGGTTTGTGATTTAACATTCTATTTACTTTTTTAGCCGGAGAGTTACCTTCTACAATAAGAGGAATCTCTACACAACCATTAATTACCATTTCAACTGATCGATGAACTACTTCAATTTCACGATAAGCCTGTTCAAAATCTACAATAGTTTCTGGAGAAGCAAAAGGCTCAAGAGCAGCTATAGAGGGTTGTGCCGGGTTAAGTTTTTGTGCTATCCAACCTCTAAAGCCTAGTTTATTTTCATCTGCCATTTTTTGCCCTTTGAATATCTAACCAATTTTTTATTTTAGAAGTTAGATGATTAGAATATCTTTGTCCGTAAATATTATGTAATTGTTTGTGATGCATACTACATAATGTAAATAGATTTTCGTGACTTAGGTCATTTTCACAATCTAATGAAAACTGGACTCTTAAAATATTTATAGTATCTACATCCTCAATTACGGATATTTTATTTTTGTCACACCAATTATTAAAAAGTTCGCTAACACTAAATAAGTGGTGTAATTCTAAAGTGTCTGTTTTACCACATATATAACACTCATCACGAAGTTTGTAATCTTTTTTGATAAAATCTCGTATATATTTTATGGGAATACGCTTTAATTTATTCACTGTACTATACTTTCATTATCTGTCCAAGAGTTATTTTTAAATTTTTCTATTATGTTCCATCTCATAGAATAGTGATCAGGATTTTTGTTTAATCCTACATCTCCTTCTGGTAAGTTTAATACTTTTCCTGATACAGTTCTCAAAAAATCTAAATTATATTTTTTCTTGATTAAATAAGATATGATAATATCATCTCCTCTTTGGGGATATCCTATCTTCTCTATGCTATTCCTAATCGAGTCAAGAGCTTCTTGTTTTACTAACATAACAGACCCTACTAGAAAGTCAACATTTTTGTCTTCGCACCAGTGATCTGTAAGTTGTTGATAAGAGTTTGAGGAACTTACCTTTGTTTTACCGTATATGCCTGTTATAGGTAAGTTTAGATTCATCATTTTTTCCACAAGATTAGGGTGCGGTAATAAATCGTCATCAATTACTAGTTTAAATTCCTCATCATACTCAAAACACCTATGCCAGCGTTCCATACACATCCAATTTGTTTCATTATTGATGACATCTATAGGTTGACCTAGGTAAGGAAAATGATCTTCATTATTATTATTAATAACAGTAATAGGCATAATGTTTCTATAACCATTGATTATACTAAAAACATTATTAAATCTTTTATAATTAAGAACTATTAATCTTACGTTACTAAGCATAGATAGAAATATTACTCATTTTAGAGTGGGTGTAGATGGCATATCTTACAGCATCACAAGGGTGAGAAGCCCAATCATGTACGGGTTTAGGTGTCTCTGTGTTAGGATTCCACTTATAAGAGCTCATAGCTGAAAATGTATGAGAAGCACCTACGGTATCAAAGAAAAGCCTATTTGATTCAATTAACACCTGTAAAAAGTTAATACCATCATTAACAGATTTAATTGCATTCTCACAATATATATCATAGTCATAAGCAAAGTCAGCTTTTACTTGTTGCGCAGCTGAGTCGATATATATTGAATCAATATTCCATTCATCTATTTTTTCTTGGATAGCAGAGGCTAACTCAGAAGTAGTAGATTCTTTTGATACGTACTCATCAATTAGATAATAATTTTCTCCATCAAAACCAATGACTACAAAAACATTCTCATCTCTATAACCCACATCAAGGCCCGCTAAAACTTCAGCAAAGCGTTCTCCGACATAATCATTAATATGTTTTGCCTCGTCTAAGGCTTCGTAAATTTGAGATTCTGTAGTAGTCCACTCGCATTCATACTCTTGGGCGAATAATGCACGTGTTATAGACTTTCTAGCTTCGTCAATATCTTTCTCAGAGAGTAAAGGGTTAGAGCGCCAGCTGTGGATTGAAGAGCCCCAATCATCATACTCTTGGTCGCTTCCTCGTAAAAAATAATTGTATAAGTAATTACCTTTTCCGCGAGGGGTTGATATCCATAGACAACGAGAGTCTTTAAAAGTTGAAAGAGCTGGTCTTAAATCTCTAGTAAAATATTCATCATTAGGTATAATAGCAGCTTCATCTACTATAAGTAAATTAGCAGCGCGACCTACAAGAGAGTCTCGATTGTTAGCAGAAAGAAGTCTGAAAACAGAACCGTTAATCAACTTAACAACTTTATCTTTTTGGTTAAATTTATCTACTTCAATATCTAATTGTTTTATAAGATCAGTAACATAATCCCAGATAATAGATGAAAGTGAAAAATTAGGAGCTACAACCATTACTTGCTGACCAGGTTCTAAAAGCTTTGCAAAAGCTAAAATAGCTGCTGCGTAAGACTTACCTGTTCTACGAGCAGCAATATGGACAAAAAATCTATTCTCGTTTAATCCCTCAATCATAGCTTGCTGAGATTCATTAAATTGAACAGGTGTTGGAAGTTTTGTTAATAGTTTATCAACATTTAATCTAAAGAAGTTTTCGGGCATTATTTAGGAAACATACCAAAAAGAAGAGAAAGAGTAGCAATAATACCACCAACAACACCTCCTACCCACAAAAGTGTGCGTAATGAAGTTTTGCCTTGAGAAGCTAAATCATTTACATCATTTAGTTTTTCGTGCATTATTTTCATTTCAGAAGACAAAGAAGCTAACGTAGTAATGATTTGCGCGTAACGCTCTTCACAAACAGCTTCATGAGCTGAAATATTAGCCTTGTTAGTTTGAGACCTTTCATGCAACCTATCTAATTCAGTTTGAATTTGGTCAAGTTCGCGTTCATTACTACTCATTACTACTCCGCATAAACCAACTGTTTAGAGTACCATACAGGGATAGTAAATCGTTGGCTATTTTTTATTTCTTTTACGCCATGATTGTAAGCACCATTAGAAGGGAATACAACGGCCATTCCTTTTTTGGGGCTAATTTCTATATCATGATCTGGAAAATATATCTCACCACCTTCATAATCATCATTTAGATAAAATATTACAGAATAGTCTCTGTATTTCGTTGGATGTTCCATATCTTTTACATGATCAGGGGCATCTTCTTGCCACGAGTTATCAGAATGTACACTCATACTATCACCAGGATTCCAGAAGGTCAATTCAGTATTGTCTGGAAAAGCCAGTTCACCAAAATTTTTATAAATTAAAGTTTGTCCTAGATATCGAGCATAGTTTAAAGCACGTTCAACACTTCCAAAGGGTGCTTGCATATTTCGATGTAAAATTTTATAGCTGAGTGTTTTGTTTTTAAACTGCCCTATCACTTGGGCATCATTTATAAAAGCTTTTGGATTTTCTTTGGTAAACTTTACAAGAAAATCACAAGTATCAGGAGTTAAGGCATTTTCAATTTTAACAGGAGCCATTAGTTAGCCTCTGGTGAGGCAGGTACTCCTGGAACTCCAGACCCAGCAGCTTGAGAAGCTTCTTTATGTCTTAATTGTGTAATTAGTTCGTAACGCTCTTTACTAAATACAAAATAACAAGAAACTGGTAATTCTACCCTAGAATCATCATGTAAGATAAAAAATCGAGATTGAGCTCCCTCATTAATTCCGTCTTCTTTTACGTCTTTAAGTGTCTCAAAAGTCCAAGATCCTTGTCTTTTGAATTTTACTGTATAAGTAATCAATTAAACCTCCATTACAGTTATGTCTTGATTATATAATTAACAACACTGGTTGGCAAGGTCGCACTTAAAGCAGGAATGGTTAGTGCTGGAATAGAAAGTCCCGGTACACTAAGAGCAGGAATTGAAAGACCTGGCACAGATAAGCCTGGAATTGAATGGTCGTGGTTTGCTACAGCAAGAGCTGGAATTGTTAGCGCAGGAATTGACAACCCTGGAATTGAATGGTCGTGGTTTGCTACAGCAAGAGCTGGAATTGTTAGCGCAGGAATTGACAACCCTGGAACAGATAAACCTGGAACAGATAAACCTGGAACTGAGTGGTTGTGATTAGCAACTGCCAATGCAGGAATTGTCAAAGCTGGAATTGATAGTCCAGGAACTGTATGAGTATGCGCAGCCTGAGTTACCCCAGTCACTGCTGTGCCAGTAGAAGAGTCTTTAGCTGAAGTAGCAAATGTAGCTGTAGGTACTGTTAAGTCTCCATCACCATCAGATCCTGTTGTACCTCCTCCTGTAGTTCCGGTGCCAGTGGAATTGGCTACAGTTACAAGACCTGTTTTAGTTCCAGAGGTTCCAGTCCCAGTAGTTCCAGTACCTGTAGTACCGGTTCCAGTTGTACCAGTACCAGTGGAATTGGCTACAGTTACAAGACTTGTTTTAGTTCCAGAGGTTCCAGTACCAGTTGTACCAGTACCAGTGGAATTGGCTACAGTTACAAGACCTGTTTTAGTTCCAGAGGTTCCAGTACCAGTTGTGCTAGTGCCTGTTGTACCAGTTCCAGTAGAACTTGTGCCTGTTGTACCCGTACCTGTTGAAGATGAACCAGTCTGTATCACAGAAGAGGCAGCAGCTGAACCAGTCTCTGCACCGAGAGTGGCATTATTAGAGCCTTTGCCTAGAGGAACACGGTCACGAAGATCAGGAAGCCCAAAAGTCGTAGAGCCATCACCTGTACCATAAGCAGTACCGATAACAGCAAATAAACGAGCATAGGTTGTACGATTAACATTTGAACCGTCACAAAGCAGCCATGCGGCATTAGGAACAGAGGCTCCTCCAAAAGGTAAAATTGACCCTGAAGGCATGATTTCAAAACCTCCAGCGGTTGATCCGTCATGTACTCTAACATTTTTAGTGCTGTTATCTACAGATAATTCACCCGCCCCTCCTGTGAACGAGTTATTTTCTGCTGTTGTACCTCGTCTTAATAATAGTTGTGTACTCATTTATTGCTCCTTAAAGTGCTCCTAAGTCAAATTGGCCTGTGACTGTAAATACGTTTGATGCGTTAGTTCCTATTATTACATTACCCTGTACGTTTAACAAGGCATCATCTACGGTTGCCGCACTACTTATATTGATGCCTACATTACCGTTAGTATCAATCATAATTTTATCTGTTAGATCTCTTCCAAGACCTCCCATAAACGGTGAAACTTTTATACTCATAATAACCTTTCTAACATAATTAACCTACGTGGTCAATATAATTCTTAACTGAAGGCTCCACAGTCTAGTATGCCTACAATAGTAACTGTATTTGAAGCGTTTGTTCCTAGTGTTGTGTTTGCTACTACTGCTAAATCATTTGAGAAACTAGTGTCTCCCGATGCGTCAGAAGTAACTGCTTTTGAAGCGGCAGTAGTACCAAGAGTAATTCCATCTAAATAGTCAAGTTCGGTAGGTGTGACTGCACTGGAAACTGCTATTTTACCGTCGCCATCAGTAATCATCACTCGATCACCGGTTAAGTCACCAGTGAGGACAGTAGATATTGCCCCTGCAATATTAGCTACTCGACGTGCTTCAACAGCTGCTGTATTACTTGAAACAGTATTAATATCTGTTGTAAGAGAAGCGACATTATCTGTTATTGCTGTGTGTACAGATAATCCATCATATTTAAGGGTGGCTGCGTCTACTATACCTACGTTTAGATTAGAAGCAGTAACAGGGGATAGTGATGTATTAGATGTAGGATCTTTAGTGTCACTAAGTTTAAATGTTTTAGCCGATTCATCGTAGAAAAATGCTGCATTACCTTGATTACCACGATTAAATAAGATGCCGATATCATTAACAGGAGATCCAGTAGTACCGTTTGCTAACATTATCATGGTGTCATCGACATCCATATTAGTAGTGTTGATGGTTGTTGTATCACCATTAATTGTTAAGTTACCTGTTACGATAACGTCATCAGTAAATGTGGTTGTAATATTATTAGCAGCTCGTCTTGCCTCAACTGCGTCAAGCTGAGTTTGGATAGCTGCGGTAACACCGCTTACATGGTTTAATTCTGCTAGAGTCGTAGTAGCAACGGCAACTTTTCCTGAACCATCTGAGGCTAAGGCGCGAGATGCGGTAAGGTCAGCTGTTGTAATTGTCGAAACTGCCCCAGCAATATTAGCTACGCGTCTAGCTTCTACACCATCTGAACCACCACTTGCAGTAGAAACGTTATCTTGAACTAAATCAATATTAGCCTGCAATCGGGTAAAGGTTACAA